AAATTCTTAAAAGAACAACCAGAACAAGCTAAAAAATATCAAGAGCAAGTTCAGAAATTTTGGCAAGATTCTTTTAACGATATTTGGAAAAAAGGATAATACAATGGTGAAAAAGAAAAAAAATAAGAAAAAAGATAAGAAGAAGAAAAAGAACAAAAAGAAAAAGAGGTAGTATATGTTTTTATACGCTTTAAAGAAAAAGTATGAAGCAGAGATTGCTGAACATACTTCGGTTGTTGATACTTACTTAAAAAATCCAGTAGGTATTCCTGACCACGACAATATTCTTGAAACAATTAAAGATAGATATGATAAATTAACCATATCTACTTTAGCATTAAAGAATATAAATGAACTTCTTGATAAGGCTCAAGAAGCTGAGAAGAAAAATAAAAAATAGTTGTGCAACCTTTATAGGTGGCAACTGCCAAGTAAATAAGTAGATTAACTTGACCTTCCTGCGGGAAGACAATTTAGTATAAGAAGCTGAAAATACAAGGCTTTTATTAACTAACCATAAATTCAAAGGAGAATATATTATGGCAAATGCAACACCAGCGAGTATACCACAGATAAACTCAACGGGTACAGAAGACGCATTGTTTTTAAAAGTTTTTGCGGGAGAAGTTCTTACTTCTTTTGACAGAGCTTCAAAAACAGGCGGAGCAGAGATGGTTCGTTCTATCTCTAGTGGTAAGTCGGCAACCTTCCCAGTAATGGGCAGAATTGATGCGGCATATCATACAGCAGGAGCAGAAATTTTAGGCTCAACTGCTAACCACAACGAAAAGGTTATTACAATTAATGACCTTTTAACATCTTCAGTATTTTTATCAAATATTGAAGAAGCAAAAAACCACTGGGACGTAAGAAGTGCATACTCAGCCGAAATTGGCAGAGCTTTAGCTTTTGTTAAAGATAAACACGTTTTACAAACTATTGGTCAATGTGCAATAGGAACTACACCTAACGTAACAGGTGGAGATACTACAAGTAACATATTTGACGCTAACATAGCTTCAGCAACAGATGCAACTGCCGCTACGGCGATGATAGGTGCTATCTTTTCTGCGGCTAAACAGTTAGACGGAAATTATGTTCCAGCAGAAGGCAGAAAATGTTTTCTTAGATTAGAAGAATACTACAAATTAGCAAACGCTACAAACGTTATCAATGCTGATTTCAGTGGTAAAGGTTCAATCGCAGAAGGCAAAGTTGCAAGAGTAGCAGGAATTGATTTAATTCCAGTTCCTCATTTTGTTGAAACAAATGTAACTTCAGGAGTAGACGCAGGTTCAGCTACAGCAGGTGGTTCAACACCTCAAGCTGTGGATTTAAGAACATTCGTAGCTCTTGTGTCACACCCTTCAGCAGTTGGTACTGTTAAACTTATGGACTTGGCTGTTGAGTCAGATTATGACATCAGAAGACAAGGTACATTAATGGTCGCTAAATATGCTATGGGTCACGGAACTCTTAGACCTGAAGCGGCTGTAGGAATTAAAGAAGCGTAATAGTTTCTTTATTACACCACAATAGATTAGGGGGAGCAATCCCCCTTTTCTACTTTATAATAACTTCAAGATATGCCTAGTGGGTATCTTGATTAACTCGCCTAAGAAAGGGGGAAATATGACACTAGACTTAACACCATTCCGAGCTTTTTCGGTAGGTTTTGATGACCTATTTGATGAGCTTAGAAGTTTTAAGACAGTTGGTTATCCACCATATAACATTGAAAGAATGTCAGATGGTATATATAACATTTCAATGGCTGTTGCAGGGTTTTCAAAAGATGACCTTACAATTTCTGTCAAAGAAAATGTCTTAAAAGTAAAAGGAAAGAAAGAAAGTAAAGAGAAAGATTATCTTTACAAAGGTATTGGTGAAAGGTCTTTTGAACAATCATTTAAACTTGCTGAATTTACGGAAGTAAAAGAAGTTAAGTTAGAAGATGGTGTTCTAAACATTTCTTTGATTCAGGATTTACCTGAAGATAAGAAAGAAAAGACAATCAAAATATCTTAATAGAAAGTCTAGGGGGGAGTTAAATCCCCTCTAGTTAATTTAACAAAGAGGATATAAAAAATAATATGCTAGATAAAATAAACGCAATAGCTCTTAAAACAAAACACTTTTGGACTGAACATAAAAAAGTTGTTATTGTTTTTGGAGTAATCTTAGTAATAGCAATAATAGTATAGACGATGGCAACACAAATTACACCGACTACTGAATTACAAACAGTTAATCAGATGCTTTCAGTTATTGGAGAAGCTCCTGTAAATGCAATTACAGGTACAGTAACTACCGATGTATCTGTCGCTAAAAATATTTTAGATGAAACATCTATGTCAATTCAGTCTATGGGGTGGAATTTCAACACTCATTATGCTTATACATTAACAAGAGATACTGATAATAAAGTACCTCTACCATCTAACTGTGTTCAAGCAGACGCATCTGCACAATACCGAGATAAAAACTTGGTCATTCGTAATGGTTATTTATACGATATGGATAATCATACAGATGTATTTGGCACAGGCACAACCCTACCTACAGTGGACTTAGTCTTAGTCCAACAATTTGAACAACTCCCTGAATACGCAAGGCAATACATAGCCGCTAAATCAGCGAGACGTTTTGCTTCAAGATATATTGGAGATAAAGGCTTAGCTGAATTGGCAGGAAATGATGAACAAGAAGCATTATCTTCTTTTAGACAAGCGGATAGCAGAAGTGCTGATGCAAACATATTAGAAGGCGATGTAAATACTTTTTCAATAATAAATAGGACTAGAAGGACTTATTAATGGGCGGCGTTGTTTCACAATCTATACCTAATTTTCTAAATGGTATGTCTCAACAAACTCCATCTCAAAGAGGAATTAATCAAGGTCAAGACCAAGTTAATTTCCAAAATAATATTGTAGATGGATTATCAAAAAGACCACCTTTAGAATATGTCGCTACATTAGATGCAACTAATGTCTTTCCTAATACAACTAAAATATGGAATATTCAAAGAGATGAATCAAATCGTTACATTTGTGCGTTCTATGACAATGGAGTTAAAGTCTACGACTTGGCGGGTAATGAAAAAACTGTCAGTTATCCTGATGGAAATACATATCTTAATACTACTAATCCTAAAGCTGATTTTCGTATGGTTAATATTGCTGATTACACCTTTGTTGTCAATAAGTCTATTACTCCCACTGCTGATAGTACAACATCTGCGGCAAAAATAGAGGAATTTCACGTTTACTGTAAATCAACAAATTATGGTAGAGAATATAAAGTTGGGGTTAATCACCCTGATATTGTTACAGCAGGATTTACTGAAGGATATGAAGTAATATTTCAAGTACCTACAGGACACGATGCTTCTACAGATAGTAAATATAGAGATACATCAAAAATAATAGATATACTTTTATATGGTACTGCAAGTTCACATTATGATGCTAGTGCTGATGGAATAGCATTTAAAACAATTCGTGTTGATACAGGAGCAACTGTATCTAGTACAGAAGGATTGAATAATTATACTCCAATCACTTCGGAATTTACTTTTGAACAACACAATTCAGTTCTTTATGGTAAACCTACTGATGGAAATGCAGGTTATACTGTAACAACTGGTGATGGTTCAGGTGATACAGCGATGTATGCTATTAAAGATAAAGTACAAGATTTTACAAAATTACCTTACTATGGAAAAGTAGATACTATTGTTAAAATTACAGGTGATGAAGGAGATACTCTTTCTGATTACTATGTAAAATTTGAAGGAACAGGTGTATGGACTGAAACACTAGCTCCTGCTACAAGTTTAGGTTTGACAGATACTACAATGCCTCACGCATTGATAAATAATAATGATGGTACATTTACATTTCAAAAATTAGATTGGACAGATAGAAATTGTGGAGATGCAACAGATACTAATACTGACCCTTCTTTTGTAGGTAAAACAATACAGAATTTAACTTTTTATAAAAACAGATTAGGAATTTTATCAGGAGAGAATTTAATTCTAGCTGAAAATGCTAGTTATTTTAATTTCTTTGCTACAACAGTTACACAAGTTTTAGATACTGACCCTATTGATATAGCGGCTTCAGGTACTCAAGTTAATACTTTGAAAAACTCTGTATCATTTAATGAAACATTATTATTATTTTCAGATACAGCTCAATATAAACTTGACCACGCAGGAGATACAATTAGTCCTACGACTGCTATCTTAAATGAAGTTTCAAGTTTTGAACACGATGATAATGTAACTCCAATAGGAGCAGGAAAGTTTGCATACTTTGCTCAAGCAAGAACAAGCAATACAGCAATAAGAGAATACTATTCTGATGATGATACATTAACAAATGATGGTTTAGATATTTCAGTTTCAGTACAAACATTAATTCCAACTAATGCTTATCAAATTATAAGTAATACAGTTGAGGATTGTCTAGCAATTTTATGTTCTGATACAGCAGATGCACAGGTTGCACCTTATTCAGCAAGTTCAGATGTAACAGCAACTAATGCTGATACGATGTATATATATAAATATTTCTTTGATGGTGGTGAAAAAGTACAAACCGCTTGGTCTAAATGGGAATTTGCAGGTGTTAAAATACTTGGTGGATTTTCAATAGAAAGTAATGTTTATTTATTTACGGCTGAAGGACAAACAACAAAATTATTTAAAGTAGATTTAAGAAATTTAAAAGATGCAACATTAGGTTTTGGTGTATATCTTGACAAGATGGTATCAGTAACAGGTACATATTCAAGTGGCACTGATTTAACAACTTTAACTTCTCCGTATGGAGCAAAAACAGGATTAATGGCAGTTGATAAAACTGATGGAACAGATTATGCTTTAACTTCTGCTTCAAATGCAACTTGCACAATAACAGTTTCAGATGCGGCAAATATTGCAGTAGGTAGTACCATAACAATTACAGATAACGCAGGTGTATCTACAACTATGACAGCTACAAATAGTGACCCTGCTCCAGCTTTAGAATTTTCAGTTGGTGGTTCAAGAACGAATGATGATGTAGCAGATAATATTGCTGTAGGAAGTGGTGGAGTTCTTGGTATTAATAATTTAGCAGGATATTCAGCTCCAAATCCTGCGGGTGGAACACCTATTATTACAGTTACAAGAGCAGTGGCAGGAGATTCAAATTTAACTGTAACTTCTTCTGACCCTACACGATTAGCTGTTACAAATTTTGTTGCTCCTTCTTATACGTTAGTTGGTAATCATACTAGCTTATGGATAGGAACATCTTACGAATCTAAGTATACATTATCTCCTCAGTATGTTAGAGAAAATACTGGGAGAGGACTTTTAGCAGTAACTACAGGTCGTTATCAAATTAGAAATATAGCATTAACTTACGAAAACTCAGGATTCTTCACAGCAGAAGTTACACCTGAAAACAGAAGTACATCTACAACTGTAATGAACGGATATGTTCTTGGAACTTCAGGAAGCACTATTGGTGCTCCTGCATTACACTCAGGAACAATTAAAGTACCAATACAATGTAGAAATACCGATTTTACTTTTGACATTAAATCTAGTTCACACTTACCTATGTATGTAGCAAGTGCTGAAGTAGAAGGTTATTATCATAACCGAGCAAATAGGATATAATGGAAAAAGAAAACTATGTGCGTCCTGCGATATTAGCTGACGCATTACAATTAGCACCTAAAGTTAGGATAGCAGATAGAGAAGAGATAAGAGCATCAAATGGTTCATCGCCGTTAGAAGCTCTTGTTATACCTTTCACTTATAAAAAAGGTAGAAGCTATACAATTATAGGAACAGCTAAAGAAGGAGTTATAGGTATGTTTGGGGTTGCTCCTACAAAAGACCCTGAATATGGAATAGCTTGGTTATTATCAAGTGAAGATTTATTTAAACATACAAAACAATTTATAAAAGAATGTCCTTACTGGGTATCACAAATGAGTGAAGGATATACTTATATATACAACTGGGTGGATAGGCGAAATTGGAAGTCATTAAAATGGCTTCAATTTTTAGGCTTTGAAGCTAAAGAAGAAATTAAACAATATGGAGTGGGGAAATTACCCTTCTTACTAATGATAAAGGAAACAAATAAAAAATAATGTGTGGAGTACCTGAAGCTCAACTAGCGTTGGCAGTCATCGGAACTGTCTCTAAATTTCAAAGTGACAAACGGGTATATAAAGACAATTTAGCATCTCAAAAGAAAACTATGGAACACGCTAATGTAGCGTATCTAAATGATTTGTCTCGTATTGATGCTGAAACTTCTCGTGTAGACCAAGCAAGAGCTTTAGAACAATTAAGAATGAGACAAGAATTAACTAAAAATCAAGCCTATGCTCTTAATTCAGGGTTTGGTAATTCTATTAGAGTAGTTCAAGATATAAGTGGTGCACACGATGCGGCTTATGGAGAACTTTTATTTGATGTTGAAAAAGATTTTATGACTTTACAAAATCAAGAGCAAGATGCTTATGCAAATCTGCATCGTACTTATAGTGGTATGGAACACTTACAACCACCTAGTATGATGGCGGCAGGACTTCAACTTGCAGGAGCAGGATTAACTTATGGAGCTTCAGATAATAAATGGATTAATAAACGAAAAAAACCTACAGTGGATTATGATGCTGTACAGTAATATAAAACAAGGACATTAATATAATATGGCATATAAATCACAAGTTTCACAAAAATGGTTCGGTTCTACCGATAAAGGTAAAGTAGCTCTTTTAGACCCTAGAAAAACTGAAATGAGTCAAATTGTTTCTGCATTAAGAAATGATTTTACTCCCGCTATGAATAATTATTCAGATAAATATATTGAAAGAAAACAAGATGCGGCAAAAGCTAAAATGTTAGAATTAAATGCTAGTGGTGTGAGTGTTGAGGATATTCATAAAGGAATTATGAATGGTGAGTATGAAGAATTAAGTAATCAGTATGTTAAAAAAGTTGTAGATTCACACTCAGGTCGTTTTGAAGCAGTGGAAACTATTAGAAAAATAGAAGAAGCGGCAGATGATTATAACTATAAAGATACTGAAGGAACTATAGAAGACTTTTGGAAAAAACATTTACCTGACCTTAATGAAGCAAGTGCAGATTTTAGAATAGGTTTTGCGGCGGCGTTCAATGAATGGTCAGCAGATGAAAAAGTTAAAGATGCTCAGTTAAGAGCTGAATGGGCTCACGACAAGAAAATAATGAATGGTGTTAAATATTTAGATAGATTTGCAGTAAATGATATGTCTACATATTGGGATAATGTTAAAACTTTAAACACTGCTATGCCAACACAAAATGGTGAGAAAGCACATTACTTTGATAATGATGAAATGAATGAAGTAGCTATGTCTCACGCTGAATGGATATTAGCTAGTGCTACTGATTCTGATGAATTAGATGTAGCTATACAAATTTTAACTTCAGATAGAGGTAAAGGAAGTGGTGGTAATAACTTAGGTTCTTTAATTAGTACAAGAGACCCTGCTGTAGCTGATTTATTAGATAAGATAAATGTACGTCAAGCTAATCTTGTTCAAAAAGAAAGACGAGATGACGTTTATAATAAAAATAAAACAGTTGAATCTGTCTATGCTAATGCTATGAAAGGTAAAGTAGTAGGTGTAGATGAAAAAGATGGAACTGAAATAATTAGACCTTATAATATAGATGAATTAAATGAAATAATTAATAAAGAATTAGCTCCATTAGGTGACTTAAATGTAGTTGAAAATTTCAGAAAGTTCTTTAGTGAAAGTAGAGAAATTGACAATAATCCAAATGTTAGTAATGGTTTTATGATGGAAATAGCTGAAGGTAGATTTAGTACATATTCTGAGATGATAGCTGAAATGACTGAAAGAGGTATTCCTAATTCTAAATTAGGTGTAGCAAATGCTAGATGGACAACATATATGACTAATAAAGATAAAGGAATTGCTCCTATTTATATTGAAAAAGTTGTTTATTCATCAAATATGACTCAAATTGAAAAAGATATTATTACTTCATTTACAGATTCAGAAACAGGTATTACACAAAATGGTGCTCAAGCCGCAGTGTTTAATGCTCAGAATTATATGAAAGATGAAATTCTAACATATGAAGCAGAATATTTAAAAGAACACGGAAAGTTACCTGACCACGAAACAAGAAGAAAATATATAAAAGAATTAGGTGAGCACGTTATGGGAGTGTATAGAAATACTCAAGAAACTGCTCCTGCTGAATTAATACCTATGAAAGAAAAAGAAGAGATTGAAACAAAAACTGAAGACCTTAGAGAAACAAAACAAGTAGAAGAAAAAGCAGATTTAATTAAAGAAAATGTTAAAGCATTAATAGACAGTGGGACTATTAGTATTCCTACTACGGAAACTGACACTCGTTTTAATGATTATATACCTTTTAATCAACCTTCATTGGAAGATTTTTATGAAAAAGATGTTAAACCTGTAGTTACAGAATATGTTAAACAAATTTTAGATAATGTAGGATTAGATGCTAGTTACTTTGGTGATTTAGATTTAGACAAATCTTTAGGTGCATTTAGTAACCAAGAGCAACAAGACTTAGTAGAATTTATAAGTAAATCAATATTTGGAAAATCTTGGAACGCAAAATCAACTAAGAATGTTAAAGAGATTATAGGAGAAATGTTGAATATAGACCCTAAAAATATAGGCACTAATTAATAGTAAAGGATAAATAATAATGGCTTCTTTGTTTTCAGACGTTGTAGAGCAGGACAAAAATCTTGATATTAGTTCTGTTTCTTACGATTTAAAAAAAGCACAAAACGCTGAATTAGCCTTAGATGAAATACAAAGTGAAAAATTTTATAATACATTAAGAAGTTACTACTCTCATAGAGAAGGTAATGATAAATTTGATTATATGTCTCACGCAGACTTATTAGAATATTTTTATAATGATAGGTCTTGGAGAAATCATAATACAACTTCAATGGGTATGGATATGTCTAATGCTCTTACTGATACCCCCGATAGATTAAAAGAATTTGCTTACATACAACAAACTTATGAAGCCTTACCTTCTTGGTGGGACGACCCTAATAGAAGTTTTGGTGGTTGGTTAGTTGATAATGGTGGAGCTATGATATTTGATTGGGTAAACCTTATTGGTTTTGGAATTGGTGGTCAAGCGGCAAAACAAGCATATAAACAAGCATTAAAAACTGCTCTTAAAGGTAAGATGGCTAAAGAAGTTAATAAAAGAGCTTTATTAGAAGTTCAAAAACAAGCTACTAAACAAGGTTTATGGGGAGCTGTTAAAAAAGGAGCTCTAACTGAAGGATATATTGGAGCAGGTATTGGTACAGTTCACGATGCTATGTTACAAACTACTGCAATAAAATCAGGTATTCAAAATCAATTCAGCTTAAAACAAACAGGTATTTCTACTGCGGCAGGTTTTGGATTTGGAACAGTATTTGGTGGAGCTTTTTCTTATGGTGGTTTTAAATTAGGAGCACGAAAATTAAAAAATACTTCCATTAAAAATCTTAATGATTTACATAATTATGGTAGAAGTGAAATAACAGGTAAAAGATTATTTGAAGATTTATATACTGCTAAAGATAAAAAACAATATTACAAGAATTTAAGTAAAGAGGAAATTGACCAAATAGAATACAAAAGTAAATTACACGGAAAAACTGTAAAAGACCAAGTTGATAATTTAAGAGAAATAGATATAGATGCTAATTCTAAACCACCCAAAGAACTTTTAAATTATACTAAATACAGTCCTAAAAGAAATGCTATTCTTTTAAAATATATTGCGGATAAAGCATATGAAGAAGGAAGAATTGATACTAAAACAGTTACTAATGCAGAAACTATAAAAATAGCTGAAACATTACATTTAGACCCTGATAAATTAGTTAAATTAATTAAATCAAGAGCTAAAAAAGATAAGATGTTAGCGGCAGAAATATTAGCTCACGGCGACCACATATTAAAACAAACTGATGATATGATTAAGTTGTCTAATAAATTACAAAGACAAGATTTACTTCCTGAAGATAAGGCTTATATTTTAAAAGAATTAGAAATTAGAAGACAAATTATATCTGATACAACTGTTAATCATAAAGAAGTTACTCAGAATGTAGCTCGTGCACAACAAATACAAAATGTAAATAAAGATGCTATGAGAGCTAGTGAATTAATTATAAATCCTGAAGACATCAGAATGAAAGAATTAAAAGAATCAAATCCTGAAAAGTTTTGGGAAGCGGTTTCTAAGTTAGATACTGATGAACAAGTAGTAGTAGCATTACAAGATGCACATAAAACAGGTAAATGGGAATTAGCGGCGGAGTTTGTAAATAATAACTTACTGTCTTCTCCTGATACACATATACTTAACATTGTTTCAAGTTTAATGCAGACTCAATATAAACCTGTTGTAATGTTAATAAGAGCTATGTTATTAGCTCCAAAAAATAGACAAAGGGCGGCAACATTAGCTGTGGAATCATTTGATACTTATTTACATCAATATGTTTATTTATATCACGCTTTAAGAGCGGCAGGAAAAAGTTTTGTAGCGGGGAGAAGTTTACTTGATAGCAGACAAATGAAATATGATGGTGCGATGCGTCAGGGACAGCTACAAAAATGGATTGAAGCATCAGGTGAGTTAATGTCTTCACCTTTTGGAGTAGCAGGACAGGCTTTTCAAAAAGGTATTGTTAAACCTGTAGCATTAGCAACAACAGTGCCATTAAGGCTTTTATCAGCAGGTGATGAATTTCTTAAAACAATGTTGTTCAAAGCTAGACGTACTTCACAAATACATTCACGAATAAGAAAAGAAAATGATGCTAAAATATTTTCAGCATACTTTAAAGATGCAGATTCAAAAGCCGCATATAAGAAAAGATTTAAAGAAATAGAAGCAGAATATCAAAAATATACAGGTGAGGCTATGACAACTTTAGAGGCTCGTCCAACTGCTCCTATTGATGATGTTAATAGATTACAAGTAAATGACCCTTTACAATATGCTAGAGAAGGTTCATATACTCAATCAGCTTATTCTACAAATCCTGTCACAGGAAAAGATGAAGGGGGTCTTACAGGTGGTGTATTAGAATTTACCAACAAGCATAAAATATTTAGACCTTTAGGTCTTCACTTTATTAATACTCCTGCAAACTTATTAAAATGGAACTTTGAACAATTACCATTGTTAAGAAGAGGTTTAGTACACGTTAGACACGCTTTAGCAAAAAATGCTGATGGAAGTTATATTAATCCTGAAGCGGCGGCGGAAGCTAATGCTAGAATGATAGCAGGTATGGCGTTGTGGACTTCAGCTTTCTTTGCTGTAAAAGCAGGAACAATTACAGGTGGTGGTTCAAGAGATTGGAAAGAGAATAAAGCTAGAGAAGAAGCTACAGGTTGGCAACCTTATTCTTATAAAACTCCTGATGGAAGATATATTAGTTTAAATAGACTTGACCCAATAATGTTACCTTTCTTTATGATGGCAGATATAATGGACACAATGGGTGATTTTCTTAGAAGTAATGAAGATTTACCTGCGGAAGCACAGAACACTATAGAAGAATTATCAATGGGTATGTTAGCTTCACTGACAAGAAATTTATCTTCTAAATTTTATGCAAGAAATATTATTGAAACTGCATCATTTTTAGTAAGTGATGATTTTATGAAATCAAGAAGTCCTGATAGAATTGGCTCTTCTGTATTAGCTAGAGCAATTTATAAATGGTTTCCATTATCAGGTGGATTAAGATATTACAATAGAGTAGATTCTGAATATCAACAAGAATTACTTACTTTAGGTGATAGATTAAAACAATTAAATCCATTTGTAGGTAAAGATAGTATTATGCCTAGACGTAATATATTTGGTGAAAAAATTGACAGAAAGAATGGTTGGTTATTTGGAATAGGTGGTAATGTAGGATTATGGTCTACACCTTTTGCTATGACAAAATTTGAAAATCAGGAAGTAGCTAAATTCTTTGAAGATAGAGAATTTAATTATAGAGCACCTTCTCCTGTAGATAGAAAATCTAGGATAGATTTAAGAAACATTAGAAATGAGAAAACATATCAAACTGCGTATGACAGATGGAGAGAATTAACAGGACAAGTAAAAGTTACTTATCAAGGTAAAAAGTATTATCTTAAAGAATTAATGGAAAAACTTATTATGGATAAAAATAGTCCATTATATAGAGTTCCAAATGGTATGGTAGCAGGTAAAGATTGGAGACAAGCTATCTTATTGAAATATGTCCACGCCGCCGAGAAATTGGCGTATGCTAAGATGTATAAAGAATATCCGATTATTGAAAGAACTATAAAAGAAAGAGGAGCTTTCACAATATTCAAATTTGATGAAAATAAACAAAATAAGAAAAAGAAGTCTCTATTCTAATAAAGTACCCCTTTTAGAAGAGATAAACGAATAAATACAAGGAAAATTAAAAATTATGGCTAACAGTTTTGTACGATATACAGGAAATGGTAGTACAGATGCCTATGCAGTCCCATTTAGTTATAGGGCTCAGGCAGACGTATCAGTAACCATTGATGGTGTCGCTACAACAGCTTATACTTGGAATGGTGCGGGTACAGTAATTACTTTCACAAGTCCCCCTGCGGACACAACAAGTATAGAAATTAGACGTACAACTAGCCAAGCGGCAAGATTAGTAGATTATGCTGATGGCTCAGTATTAAAAGAAAATGATTTAGATACAGACTCTTTTCAAGGTTTCTATATGGGACAAGAAGCCATAGATGATGCCAATGACAGAATTTTATTAGACAGTGCGGACTTTCAATGGGACGCTCAAAGTAAAAGAATTAAAAGTGTAGCTGACCCTACGGCGGCTCAAGATGCAGTAACAAAGAATTATTTAGAAAACACTTGGTTATCAACTTCAGATAAAGCTGATATTGCAACCTTAGCGGCAATTTCAGGTTTAAGTACACTTGCGGCTAACAGTGCAAATGTAACTACAGTTGCAGGAGCAATCGCAAATATTAATACTGTTGCAGGTGCAAATACAAATGTTGGATTAGTAGCTACAAACATAGCTTCAGTTAATACTGTTGCAACAAACATTGTAAAAGTTGTTGCTGTAGCAGATGATTTAGCAGAAGCAGTTTCAGAAGTTGTTACAGTTGCAGATGATTTAAACGAAGCAACATCTGAAATTGATACAGTTGCTACTAATATTGCAAACGTAAATACAGTTGGTTTAGCAATCGCTAATGTTAATTTAGTTGGTGGTTCAATTACAAATGTTAATACTGTTGCAACAAATATAGCTTCAGTAAATAGTTTTGCTAACACATACAGAATTTCAAGTTCAGCACCAGTTTCTAGTTTAGATGTTGGTGACTTATATTTTGACACAACTGCCAATGAATTAAAAGTTTACAAATCAAGTGGGTGGGCGGCGGCTGGTAGCACAGTTAATGGAACTTCGGCAAGATA